GCCCCGTTTTGCCTTTAGCCGTATTATCGAAGTTTTCAAACGAATCATCTTCGCCTTCTCCTTCGCCTTCAGGGGCATCAGAGTGTTCAACGTCATAGTGTTCTATTGCGTCATCTTCTGATGTTTCTTCTACAGAAACGTCATCGTCCATGTATTCTACATCCATTAACTCTTCGTCCTCCTCTTCCTTTTTGAGGTTATTAACTTCTGCCATAAGGCCGTTAAGTTCCTCAAGTGCTTTTTCCAATTTCTCAGTCATGTCACTCTTCTCCTCCTTTAATATGTCAAACTTTGCTTCTGGGTTTATTCCTTTCTCACAAATTGTTACTTCATGGAGTTCTAACTTATCTATTTCATTATACTGGCCTAACTCATCGCTAGTTTTTTGCCTCTTTGATAATGCTTGTCCACCTATACTGAATGAACGTAGGGTTCCTTTTCTAATCCCTCTTTGAATTTCTTTTGCTTTTTCTATGTCATCTCTTAGTTTAATAACAACATAAAAGCCTACATCGTCTACTTGTGTTTGGTGAAGATTTCCGTTTTTATCTCTATACTTTTCTATTACATCCCCAACTTGAACATTTGAATGATTTGACATTACGTTTCTATATTTTGGGGTTGTCATGTATTTGTTTACTGCTTCTTCTAATGCTTTCAATGTAATTAAATCATTTTGTTTATCTACTATTTCTATTGAAGCGTATCCACCAATAACTAAATCATCTGATTTTAATATCCTAAAGTTTCCTTCTGTATCCGACTTCAGCAGTTGGGCTTCCGACACATTACCACTTCCTGAATTTACTATATGAAGTCCACGATATTACTAAACTTGCATGGTTAACTTTTTATGCCTGTCTTCAGTAATATCCCATATTCCTGCGTCTTTATCCTTATCTAGCATTTTCTGCTTAATGCCTGTCCAAACAACCCATGTATCTTTTTTCTTTACAGGAACTACTCTAAAGTGTAATCTAGTCTCAAACTTATTACCATTTAATTTATATTCATGGTAACCATGTCTTTGTGCCCCTAACTCAATCTCCCCAGAATCTAACAATTTATCTCTTGTTGTCTTAGTAGAAACTTGTGCAGGAAACTTACCCGACTTTCCAAATAAGTTGTAAATATCTTCTGCATCTTCTATATCAATTGTCCATGCCATTTCTTTATCGGACGTTCTAATAACCATTTCTAAGTTATCATCACTACCATGGTATAATAAAAACTTACCGTTCTTTGGTGTCTTTTCTGCTTTTATTAATTTATCTTTATTAGCAGTATATTTATCCTTAGTTACTTTAATAAAATCATCTTGTTCATTCATCCAATTAACCATTCTTTTAATTTCACCTGACCACAAATCTTCAACTAACTTAGGTATCTTCTCTTTACAGAAATTAAATATCTCATTTATATGTAATCCCTTCTCCTCTGTATCTATTTCTTGTAAATACGCTTTGATTGCTACTCTAGCATCTCCAGACTTTGCCTTCATTAACTCTTCAATTTCATGCTTCCACATATCCATGTCGGCTAAAGCATTCTTTTCCATTAAAGAATCTCCGCTAAAACCATACACAGTAAACCCTTCAAAATCTGATTTCATTATTATATCTGCTTCACCGTGAACACCATCAGTTATTACAAACTTTGTTAATGCGTCTTTAACATCATACTTTAATGATTTTCTACCTTCTTTAGATAATAGGTCTAATGTAATTAATTTCTCTGGAGCATCTACTTCTGGGATTTCTATTACCTTTGCAGTATATAGTTTATATCCACCATTGTTCTTTCTAACTTCATCAACCTTAACTCTTACAATATCTCCAACATCTACTTTTTCTTTAGTATTTAATGCTTTACCAACTGCTAGATATTTAAGGCCTTCTAACTCTGTGCCTCCGTGTTCTCTTGCTTCTTCTCCGCTAAGTGGCCCTGCTCCTAAAGTATAGGAATTAAGGTTAGACTTAGTAGATTTTTTGTCTAACACAATTAAATCTAAATCTACAAACTTCTTTAATTTAATCCACTTGGGGTTTTTCTTACTTCCTATGTAGTAAGTAGATTCTATGTCTTTAATAACCACTCCTTCTGATGCTGGTAATTCCATAATGTCTTTAGAATATTTTTGTATTTCTGCTAATGAATCTGCTATCCTAGTATTCTTTTTATTTGGGAATCCTAGTTCATCAGAAGAATGTTGTGCTAATTGATAGAATAGAATGTTTATCCGTTCTCTTAATGGAGTATCAGTTACATTCTTTCCTTCGTGGTGTAGTATGTCAAACACCCTAGCCTTTAATTTTGCTTCTGGATATTTTCCTTTGAATAGGTGTGCAATAGTATCTGCACGGTGTAATGGTTCATCGCCATCATATAATATAATTTCAGCATCAAAGATACTATCACCAAATCTTTTTTGTTCTAGTTTGTCAACAATATCTTTACATTTGGAAGTAATATCTTTTTCATTATATGAATAGATTTTAACCTTGTCTTTTATTTTATGTAGTTGAACTCTAATGCCATCGTATTTTTCTTGAACTACCCACTCTCCACTAAATCCTTTAAGGTCTTTAATATCATTGACTTCAAATATTCTATACATGGGCTTGTTTGGTACTATAAAATCTGTCTCTTCTTTTTCTTCTTCAGACTTTTCTTTTTTTGCTTTCTTTAGTCTAATTGCTATTAATGCTTCCCAATCTTCTTCTGTGTTGTCTACTAAGAAAACTTTCTTTAATAGTTCTAACGCTGGCTTAAACTTGGGTTTAATCTTAGAAGTATCCTTATCATCTCCATAGTGTTCTATAATGTAAATAGGTATGTCATCTAATCTAAGGTCTAATCCCATAGCCCCCTCAGAAATGTTACCTATGTTCACATCGTTCTTCTCCCATGCCGCCGCAGATATACTGTGTGCGTGCGTCCGTAAGGCATAGTGTATGAACATAGCATATATAGAGGGTTCAGTTACAAACGTTTCTATAACATTATCTCCCAATTGTTTAGCAAAGGGGTCATTAACTTCGTCAGAATTATAACGCATTCTTTTAATCTGAGCATATAAGTCTCTTGCTTGACTAGATTCTGCATCAAGCGCATTCTTATCAAAAACAATGTCTTCATCTAAATATCTTTTCATTTCATTAGTAAAACTACTAAGTCCATCAAAATCATCTCTTATCTTCTTAACAGACTTTCTCCAGTCTTTACCATATTCAGTAGGGTCTTCTCTCGCAGATAAATATCTATATCTTACATCTTCATAGAAGTCAAGGACACGCTTCGCCAGCCCTGCATTCTTTTTGCGAAAGAAGAGTCCAGACTGTGCCAAGATTATCCCTCAAACTCAGTTACCTTTGTTTTTTGTTCATCCGTTCCTTTTACATCTGGAACAGACTCAGCCTTGGGTTTCTTAATCTTAACCGTTTCACCGTCAGAATCTTCTGCATCAAAGACTTGGTTGCTTAACATAGAAACAACTTCTGTTCCTTTCTTAGCAGCCTTAGTCATTAACTCTTCCAACTTTTCTTCCTTCGTTACCTTCTTAGGAAAGCCGTCATACATTAGTTAGCACCTTCCATTTTTGATACCATTGCATTAATATCAGCCCAATCCATTTTGGCAATATCATCAACAGTAGTTACTCCCGAACCGCTTGTAGGCACGGGAGTATTTGCGACAACATATCCTGATTTCATCAGCAGGTTGTCTTTATTGTAAACGGCCTTTTCTAAGTCGTTTACCTTACTCACTAACTCCTTCATAAGAAGAAGCATTTCATTATCTGTGTTTTCTTCACTCATCTTTTTCATCTCCTAAATCGCCTTTACTCTTTGGATAGATTATCCCCTTTAGTTGGCGATATAGAATCTCATAATCTTTTCTAAGTTCAGATGCGGCCGCGACTAAAGAAAGGTTTGTTTCTTCAATCTTCTCTATCTTCTTCTTATCTGACTTTTCTACATCAAGTGATTTTATTTCATCCAATAAATCACCTAATCGGGTAAAGTCTTGACCCATATATTCAGTTGGTTGAACAGACTGACAAAGTTTCTTAATCTTCTTCTTTTGTTTTTTGTCAATCTTTTCTAACAACGGGCTGTCTTCTTTAATAATAATGTTTTCCCACATAATTTAATCCTCCCTCCAATTTTCCAATAACTGTTCTACTTGAGGAATCCTTTCAAATGCTTGTATTTGTAGTTGATATTCTTTTTGTGATTCATATAATTTTTGCATTCTTGGTTGTTTTTTAAACTTGTCAAACAGGTCGTCCATTTGCTTTTGGTATTTGAACTTTTTATCGTAGAGGAACCTCTCAGTTTTTCTCTTATTGTAATATGGGTCACCTCTACCCGGATTAATTAATCTTAACAGTTTACGATAATCGGGAGATTGTTTAAATTTGTCTATTGTTCTTTGTATTTTATCTTCAACATTCTTTAAGTTAGTCTCTGCCCCTTTGAGAGAAGTTTGCGATACAGCATCCTTCATGGTTTCTAAACTAGCAGTTAATTGTTCTTTACCAAATCTTTTAACGCGAGACAAGTCTACATCTTCTGTCATAGTTTTAAACCCTTTTGGGCTTTCTTTATCTTTCACTCTTCTACTTTCTGTAGGGAACATTACATTCTTTTTTCTTTCTTCTGCTGCTTCAAATTCTTTAATTTCCTCTGCATTTTTTTCTGCAAAGAACTCTTTTTCCCATTGTTTTTCATCATCCGATTTTGGTTTAGAAGTTACTTCTCTATGTAATGTTTCTCTTTCTCTCTTAGCCTTTATTTTCTCTTGGGCTTGTGATTGATATTGTTTATACTCAGTAATATTTTCTTGTGCGCCTTCATAAAAATCTAATATACTTTGCAGGTTTGGAAATTGTGTTAATGATTCATCTAAGTTTTTATCAGTATTATCATTTACTATCTGCTCTAACGCTTCTATAGCCTTTTTATGGTCTACTATCTTTTCATATTCTTCTTCTATCTCTTGAACAATATCAATTATTTTCTCTGCCCTAAAGTCATCAAAGTCTTTTCCTTTCTTTTCAGATTGAGTCATTTTATCATATTGGCTTCTAATATCTGTATCTAATTCATCTATGCCCCAATCCTCTGTACCATCTTTCTCTTCGATAAAATCGGAAAAAGCCTGATAAAATTTACCTTCTCCACCAATAGACTGTTCAAACGATTTAACAAGTTTACTAAAATGCTTACCTGAATTTGCTTGAGAATATTTGTAACTATCATTATTTAGTTGTCTTATCAAATGTGGCACACTTGCTCTATCAGTTTTTTTCGCAGAGATTCTTTCTGCAACCCTTCTTAGTTTAGACGCACTAGGTAATCCCCTACCAAATTCCCCTTTCATAAATCTCTCAAACTTTTTGTATAAATCTGACGGCTTTCTCTTTCCATCTACCACAGTAATTAGGTTATCAATAATAACAGGGTGAACTGTCTTCTTACCTTTCCACATTGACTCATCTAATTTTAATAAAAATTTACTAGAATTAATTTTATTCTCTACCAATTTTTCCTTATCTGCGTCTGTTAACATTACGTTGTCTTTTAATGCTGATAGTATCTCATTTAATGTTCTTTCTTGAACACTCATGTTTCTAGTAGATTCTTTTTGTTTAGAAGAGGTTTGTATGATTTTAGTAACTTTACTAATGACTTCCCATTCCTTTTCATCCATATAATCCTTTAAAGTAAATAAACTGTCTGCAATAAATTTAGCATCACTTACCTTTAATCCTCTAGGTTTAAAGGGGCCACCCCATGCGTCCTTTAATTGTTTTGAAGACCATGTTATTTTGGGCATTCTGTCAACTGGTTGTTTATCTGCTTCAGAATATGTTAAGAACTCTTTACTATGTTTTGGTTTTCCTTCAAACCGAGTTCCCCTTTTCTTAACTTTAGATATTACATTCTTAAGAACTTTTTGCACCTGTTGTAATGTTAAATCATTTTTTGCCAGCATTGTTTTATATTGTTTTTTTGATAATAATCTGTAAAGTTCTGTTTCTGCTGTAGCACTTTTTCTTTCAGGCTTCTTAGGCGCATATTTTTGTTTGGCATGAGAACGGGCTTGTTCTGCTGAAAACCGTTGCTTTCCTGTTTTCTTATGTTTCAATGAAAGTAACCATTTAACATATTCTTGTTCAGTCATGTCTTCTTTCAACAAAATTTCGCCCATTGTTCTCACCCCTAATAGAAAGGAATATTTTCCTTCTTCTTTCTGCTTGCCTTTTTGTGTGCAATCACATTAGGCACATTATCTGGTTGCTTTCTTACCTTTGTGCTTGGGTCGGTTGCTACCATATCGTAACTCTTACTTTGAGTTACTTCTCTTTCATTGTGTAACTTGTTAATCTTCTTAACAAGTTCCTGTTTTGCTCTCTTTATTTCGTCTGTCATTTTAACGCCTCTTTGGGTCTAAATTTACACCATGCTTATTTTCAGAAAATTTTACTGGAATTTTCTTTCCACTAGCAAGGAACTTTTGTAGTTGTCGCCATTCTTTAAAACTAGATTTTAGGAAAGTATATGGAGGAGAATTTTCTCCATCCCCTATTCCTTTGATTACAACATCAAATTCAAACCATCCTAGTTTTTCAAATATTTTATCGAATGATGTTATAATCCTTCTTTTACCATACTCCGACATATATTCCCAAGTTTTCCACCTTCTATTAAATTCTTTACTGGGATATGTTGATACTTCTTTTGGATGATATCTTTGATAACCCCATCTGTTTGGGTCAGAAGTATGTGCTTTGCGGTCATACCTTCTTACATCAAAGAATCTTTTTAAGAAGTGAAAGAACTGTGCAGGGCTGCTATATGGATGATTAGGTTTTGTAGGTTCATGGCCCCAAGATTTACTCCTTGTATTTTCATTTGCATATTGCCATAATAATGTATAGGCAGCATCAATTTCTGGTTTTAATTCTGTCCATTTATTTTTATACATATCTAGTTGTCTACTAAACTCCTCATCTTTAGGGTCTATTCCTATATGTTCTTTTAATCGTCTGGTATTTTCATCTCGTTGTGCTGAAAAATCATCGCCGGGAAATGCCCCATGTAACCCCGGATTTTCTTCCAAAAGGTCTTCCAACCATTCAGGAATTTTATCGTCTTTTTTAAGCACTAATAACCAAGTCATCTTGTTCGCCTTTCTGTTCTACTATCTACGTTTGTATTTCCTGCTTCTCTTGGTAAGCCTGTATTTCTTTTGTCTGGGCCTGTTTCAGATGAAGGTTTATTTCTTGTTGCTGGTGGGTTTTGTTGTGGTGTAGGTGCATTACCTTGTTCCATCATTTGTCCCATTTGACTTGCATCAATATTTGTTCCAGCATAGGGGTCACGTTCAATTTGTCCTTCTTGGCCCTTTGGTTGTTGTCCTCCTTCTGGAGGAGGCTTATGATAAGAGAATCTTCCTTCATCATCCATTTCAACTTCAAACCCTAAATTCTTAATTGATGCAGCAATTTGAACTTCAAGTTCTCTTAACCTTATCTTTGCTAATTCATCTTCCTCTTCTGAGGGAGGCAATCTTAATTCCCAATCTGTGATGCCAAATTGTTGTGTAATAAATGGCAACACATAATCATTCCAAATTGTTTGTGCCATCTCAACTGCACGGTTTGTAACAAGAATTTGCATACCTTCATTGTTTAATCCACCACTTGTAGTATTATCAGCCATGAAGACTTTACTTACTCCATAGAACGCTGATATTCTATCTCTCAAGTCTTCTTTAACAGCAATGTAATCCATCTCTTTTAGAGTGTTCATAAAATTAATCCACTCAATAGAACCTTTACCGTTTTCTGCTTCTATTCCCATTACAGGAATAAAGTGCGGGTCTTGTTCCATCTTTTCTTTAACACCTCTCCAGAAATTTTTCATCGAATCAATGTTTCTGGTTTGAACTGCAAGCAACCCTCTTGGCATTCTGCTCTTAGTATAAGAAGAATTTACATAATTTTCCATAGCAATTAAAGTAGTAATGTGATTCCAAAGAGTAAGGATTGGTGATAACCCATAAAGTCTGCTTGGGTTATATTTGCTAAAGTGTAGAACTTCTCCTTTAATATAATACTGTTCTTCACCATGCGCTCTATTCACATAATGTATAGGATATGTTGGGCCACCACATTCTTCACAAATTTCTGTAGGGTCATCAGATTTAAATTCTCTATGTCTAAGACAAGTAAATCCTTCCGTTCCTTTAGAACCTTTTTCATCAGAAAAGATTGCCATAGTTACAGGGTCACCCCTATACATTTCTTTGATTCTGTGCATCTTGATTTCACTATTCCCATCTAAGAAATATTCTTTTACAAGAATAACATAGGCATCGTCCATAATGTTAAGGTCATCTTCCATTTCCTTAAGAACATCTATGAACATCTGTTCTGAATCATTAATATATCCTCCTAAGAATTTCTTAGCATATTTTAATTGGTCTTTGTCCGGCTTCTTTAAATTTTGTGAACCACATTCTTGACAAGCAGGAGTAGGAGATTTATGTTTCTTTCCACAATCAGCACACTTAACTACAAACTTCTCATCCCAATGATAGCCCCTTCTAAATATTTCATTCTTTAATTGATTTGTGCAAGTTCTAACTATTACACATTGTTGGGCAACGTGATAAACCACAGGCCCTGTTATCATATACGAGGCATCTTTTTCTTGAATACCCGGATTGAATACTTTTCTATCCGCAGGTTTAGGGGTTCTTCTCCTAAACACATTACGAAGAGAAAATCTTCTTTGTTCTTCTTCTACCATTTATTATACATCCATCTTTGAATTTTCTTCTAACTTACTAATTGAATCAATATCAATGTCCCATTCATTCCAATTGAAATTAGTGTTGTCTTTGTGATTGTGATACTTCATTAACTTAAACAATTCATCTTTCCTTTGCTTATACCAATCTTCTTTCTTATTCTGCTTTTTAATTTTTATTAGTTCTAATAATACTTTTGCATTAGGCCCCTTCATTCTAAAGTGCGGCATACATTTTGTTAATAACTTTTTAATATCTCCACCAGAATAAAAGTTTAATCTATTTACAGGTCTAGTATCTTGAGGGGATTTTTGGTCTAAATGTAATCTTCCAATACTTCCTAGTGATTTATACATTTCAGTCATAAATGCTTTTCCTCTTTCTCCGGTTGCAATTAGTCCTACTCTAGGGTTATGATTTCTATCCATTGTAATATAGCCATCGGAGTCAATAAATGCTGCTGTATATGCCCATATATTCTTTTTAATTTCGTCATTAAATTTATAGTATGCTCCATTTACAGAAGTTATGTTTTCTTCCCTAGCAAGTTTTGCAATTACCGCAGAAGAAGTTTTATCGTATAAATTCTTATCTAACGAATCATGTATTTCTCTTGCAGAAATTCCGGGATTATCACAAACCGATTTAAGTATCTCGGCCTTCACTACCGCCTTAGTGCTAGGGCTTATAGAGGTTTCCTTTAGAATTGCCTTAAATTCTCTTTTGGCTTTTGTTGCTTTCTTTAGATTCTCAGCATAACCCTTACCATAATATTTACCTTTCATTTCTAGGTTTGCTTCCCAATTCTTACAAAGAGCATCAATAACATTTCGCCTAGTGTCTTCATCACTAATCTTACTTAACTTTAATAGATGAGTTTCATTACAAGTCATGCTTTGTAAAGGAGCCTTATATTTCTTAACCCAATATATTGAATCAATGCACTTATGTAAGTAATCTGTGTAGCCATCAATAACATTATCTATAGCCTTAGTAAATTCTATCTTCTTTTCACCCTTAAGAGTTCTTCGATGCATTCTCATCTCTTTAATAACATCAGGTATAGTATGTCCTTGAATTTTATATTGGTCTGGGTAAACATCTAACGACTTTTTAGCATCTGTTAGGTTCATATTAAATTCTTGGGCATAATCCTTTGCTATATCTTCATGACTTCTAATAGGCTTATCTGCTAACCAAGCCCTAGTGAGTCCTTCAATTTCTTCTGTTAATGTAGCCTTCTCTCTAATTAGCCTTGCTTCTTCTTCCAAATTTTTTGCTTCTTCTTTCTCTGCTTCTGATTCTAATACCATAATTCATACCCGACCTAAAAATTTAATCCAACCATGCTCGCGTTTTGCCCGTATAGCGGCTCCTCAGGGGCTTCAAAGATTCCCATGTCATCAAGGAGCATAAACGCTTCTGTTGGAGTCTGTGAGGCCGCATTTGCTAATGCTAGTCCCATCACCAAGTCGTCATGTGCGCCTACTCCCTCAAATTTCCCAGATTGGGTAATAGAAAACATAGATAACTCTTCTAATAGGGCTTGAGACATCTTTCTACTGTTATTATCACCATAAGGAAGGTGTAATTTATTGTTTTCAAAATTCATTTGAAGATTTAAGATGATTTCTTGTTTCTTTCTTCTAGTTGTGTCAAAATCTCTAACATTTAAGTCAGAAACTGCCCTTAGTTCTTGAGTAAAGGCTTTTGCAAACGTATTTGTTTCATATAGTATAACCTCAGGCTCAAATACTTGACCAATTAGCCTTAATTTATCAATATTCTCTCTAAACTGAACATTCTTGGCCCTATCCACATGAACAATGCTTTTATTTTTCTCATCATCAACTTCTAAAACCATAATTACGTTATAATCGCCATCTGTAGAGATAGCAGGGTCAACACCAACATAATATTTGTATCCTTTATCCTTTCTGTGACCCAATTTAAGAATTAAGTCTTTATTTTTAGCATTTTCCAAGTGTTCTTGTCCGAAAAGTGCCGTGCCTGTTGAAACAGGAATACATAAATACTCTCTTGTAAACTTTAATGAACCAATCTCAGCCTTTCTTTGCATTAGAGCATCATAGTCCCATCTTTCAGGCCATAGTGGTTCATTCATAGAATCTAAACACGGATACTTTCTAACTGTATAAGCAGCATTCTCTTCTAACTGTGAGAAAATATCAGTATATGTGAAAGGGGTTCCTATCATTCTTAAATTAGCAGTATGATGCAGAGTTGGTATCATATCTCCGAAGAACCAATCAGTAACTCTTTGAATACCTGTTAAACTAAACTCTTTCAAAGGGTCGTCAATGATAATTTCTTGCGGGTGAAGCCCACGAATCTGTGAACCTACTGACCTTTCAAGGATAGAGTTTCCATTTGTTAATGTTATGTTACCAATAGCCCATCCTCTTGACGGTCTAAATTCTTTAAGTTGAGGTAAATTAAAATATCTATCAATCTCTCTCATGTGAACTAATGTCTGCTTTTGGTTAGATGAAATGTATAGCATTTGAAATGGTGGTTCTTTGAATACTAAATTCCATACAACCCAAGAGTGCATAAAGACAGACTTTCCGTGGTCACGACTACAAACAATAACAGTTCTATCTGTGTTTTGCATTGTCTCAAACCACTCTTGCATATATTTTGGATACATCATTCCTAGCACATTTTGAAAGAAATAAGGAAATGAATCTTTAGACATTTGCATATCCATTTGATGAGCAAAATTCATTTCTT